TTGTCTCCTAATTTAATATTTTTCATTTATCTATTTATTTATGTGGGTAAATCCCCTACGTCAAAAGTTTTTGTACTTGAATCAAACTTAAATACGTTTGATGAGAACCTTTCTGGTATTGATGTATTATCAAACTTCAAGTTATTTCTATCAAAAGTCAAATATTCATCATCAAATCTAGGTATACTCGACCCAGAAGATACAGTGTTTTGTGTATCAAACTTATTTATACCACTGTCAAAAGAAACATTTGTATCACTAAAGTCTACTTTATATTTTCCTACTACATCTCTTGGAACTGTGTCACCACCAGAACCATCAAACTTAATAGTAGAACTATCGAACTTAATACCAGTATCACTCATTAATGTTGTAAGAACAGTTTCATCAAATGTCTGGAAGGTATTGTCAAATGTGATATAATCATTATCAAACGCATTAATTCTTGCACCTCTATCAATATCAATCTGTCCAGGCGGTGGTACATTAATTCTAGTATCAAATGCAGCTAATGGTATTGTACCAGTTCCATCATCTACTTGGTCAATACGAATATTTGCAAATTGACCTATTGTAAAATACTCATCATTTAATCTATCAAAAACTTTTGTTTTATTCATAGTCGGATAGTTTGGTATATTATTAGCAGTATCTCTTGGAGAAATTGCAAATGCGTATTTTGGTAAAAGGTCTAGAGTTGGGCCGTGTGCAGAAGGTGTTCTCGCAACACCAACAATTACATTGTTTATTCTGGTAAGAGTTGTATCTCTAGTTGTGTTAGGTAAATCTGTATGACTTTCTACACCAACTTTTGGAGTTGAACGTAATGAAGTTCCGTCATCAACTGTTCCTAATCGTCTACCAAATACAGCAGAGAACAATGTTCTGAATAGAGATGCGAGTTCTGGAGTAAATGAATCTACAGTCTGTGCAGTCATTCTTGCAGTTGCTTTACCTACAACTTCAACTTCACCAAATACTTGCCAACCAGCAGGGTGAACAGTTGACTTGATTGCATCTCTCCACTCGTTAATAGATTGACCAACCCTAACAACATATGAATAGTCTTGATAGTAATAACTGTCTTGAACTTTCATAACGTCTTCAGATATTTTACCATCAGCACCAAAGAACTCACCAGAAGTTTTTCCTATAGTTCCAACAGTTGCACTACCAGTTGCAATATTAATATTTGCAATAGTTCCAGATGCACTACCAGTTGATACTGTATTTCCTACTACAAGGTTTGCAGTAGTATTCATTGATAGTAATTGTCTAGTATTATCAAATGCAGTAACCGTTCCAGAATGTGAAGTTAATGAAGAACCAGTAACAAATGTTCCAGTAATATCTTTTAAAACTGCATGACGAAATGCAGTAAGAGTTGGTGCAGAATTATAATTAAAACCTTGGTTAGTAAATTCAAAAGAACCAACACCACCAACACCAGAAGTTGAACCAGTTAAAAGTTTTGCACTTGCACCACTAGTAGATGTAATGCTTGTAACAGTTGGAAGTTTTGCATAACCGTTTCCTTTTGATATCATTCTTACATCAGTAATTTCACCAGCTTGAGTTGCAACACTAAGGTTTGCAAATGTGCCTGTTTCCAGAACAATCTTTGTTCCTTCATATGAGTCTTGATAAAATGATTGACTTGTTTCTTCAAGTGTGATATGGTCAGTTGCAGACATTTCATAAGCAGTTAAACTTCCACTCTCTGGTGCGATACCACCACCGACAACTGATACTTGTGCTTGAGCACCAGAACCATCAGTTCCAGAATTATCTAAAACTAAATTATCCCCAACTGCATATCCAGTTCCAGCATCATCAATAATAATTTCATCTACTTGACCAACTTTAACAGTTTGTACTTTTGCAATCGCACTATTACTACCACCAGAAGATATATTAACTGTTTGTCCAGAGGTGTAATATGCACCTTCATTTGTTATAGATGTATCAATATTAATACTATATGGAGTAAAAGAAACATCTTGGTCTGTGACTGCTGATGTTCCTTTGATAGTCTCCCCTTGAACAAATGTACCATTAATTGTTTCTGAATCTAATTCTAATTCAATGATATCTGTTTCTGCTTCTCTAAAAGTAATAGAGGAAACCACAATTGCAGTTGCAGCTGAAGTTTGACCAGTTACAGTCACACCAATAAGCTCTGAAGGAACACCAGTAACTAAATTAACTCGCATAATATTTCGTGTAGTCCAACGACCATCAGACACACGCAACATATTATCAGTTGGGAAAGTAATTCTTGGGTCTTCATTTAATAAAAGTCTGAAGAATAGTTCGTGTCCTTTCTTTGTACCCTTTGCAAGATAAAGGTCACGAATATTTTTTGTTAGTTTTCTTTTATCTACACCAGCATCAACATTGTCTGTTATACCTTCAAGGAATGAATCTCTAAACCTATCTAAGAATGTATAAAGAGTTGCATCAACATTGGTATAGTTAAGAAGTTGTTGAATACTTGATACTGGGTTTGGTCTATAAGATTCTATCGTACCAGAAGAATTAGAAGAAGAACCATTTACAGTTTCACCAATTATAAATCTAGTTTGAGATGTTACAAATAATCTTTTGTTATTATCAACATCATCAACTAAAACTTTTGCAGTTGCACCAGAAGTTAATCCAGTAATAGTTTCACCTATACTAAACTTAGCTTCAGAATCTTCTAGAACAATATTGTCACTAGATTCATCAAGAACAAAATTTACAGAGGTAGTTTCTTGAACAAGATAATTATTAACTTCACTAAAAGTAATTTCAGAACTTTCTAGAAATTGATAATAAAGTTTTATGAACTGATTAAATACTGGATGGTCTGACTGAATAAATTCAGGCAGTTGATTTTGTATATGAGTTGAAACTTTATTTTTTAATGAGTTATCATTATTTGCCATGACTAGTATCCACTAGAACTCGTTGAACTTGTTGAGGAAGAGGATGCACTAGAACTTGAACCACTATAAGAACTTGTTGTTGAAACACCTACACCAGCAGATGATGAACCAGTTGCGATTGTATCTATACTTGCACTAATAACACTATTAGATAAATCAATTTCTAACACTTGATTTCTTACTGCAATGATATCATTTGATTCTGGTTTTACAATTAATCTAATTTTAGTTGAAGCTACACCATCTATATTTGATATCTCTGTAATATTTAAAGATGTTAATACTACTTGACCATTTACATAATCAATAGTACCAGCAGTATTATCTTGATATGTTTTTGTAGTACCGTCAACAATGTAATACATTCTTACATTACCTATACCATCATCATTTAAAAACATTTCATTTGTATTACCAGATATTTTAAATCCAGATGAAGATAATATACCACCAGCGTCAGAGTCATGACCAGAGTGTGGATTATATAATCCATTACTAAATGGAACAGTATACTTTGTAGAACTATTTAATGTTGGTGTAAAGTCTTTACTTAGATTGACCGTTGTAATATTAGATGTAATTGCATCATCTGTTTCATCAATCAATCTTGTAAATGCAGAGTGTCTAAATGCACTATCAAAGTTTGTAAGATTGTTAGTATTAAAATTAGTAACTGTTGTCAGAACATTTGACTCTAATGTTTCTTTTGCTTTAATTGTATTTTTAGAATTGTATGTAAAGGTTATTCCTAATCTTAACTTTGTATATTCTGGGTCAATGATTGCTGGAGTAACAGATGCAACACTATAAGTTTCTTTTAAATCTTTTACTATTTGATTTTTTGCAGCTGCAGTGATAGAACCAGTTGTTGGAACAATTGATATATAAACTTTTCCATACACTGGAATATCATTATCTTCTCCACCATAGACTTGAACAGATTTTGCATTTGCATAAACCTTTGGAACAATCGCTTTAAAATCATTAACTGTAACTGCACGACCTTGAGCTGCATAATCAAGAGGTGCATTAAATTTAATTGATTGAATACTTTCTTTTTCTGCACCACCAGATGCACTTGAAACAGTTGCAGTTGTAATATCAGTAATTGTAGAAATAGTTGCAGAGGTTGTAAAGTTTGATGCACCATTCGCTTTTGTTTTATTTGTTACAACATATCTCATACGAACAATGTTACCATCTGATAATGCTTTACCAGTGATACCATCACCAAAATAAATTTCAAACTTACCATCTACACTTTCTTGTAAATAGTAAACATCTGAGTCTGATTTAACTTGTGTGTTATCTAACGCTTGAGTAAATGTTGTTGAAGATGTGGCAGATGCATTATCAAATACATCTACGATTAGAGTTGTAGTATCTCCATTTGCATCATTAACATAAAACTTTTGGTCTACATTTTTTGTATCTACGGTATAACGATTAGTTATATAAGTTCCCTCATAGATTGGAATATTAGAAAATGTCAGAACACCATTTACAACTTGTGAAGTATATTCTGCAATCGTAACAAATTGATAATTGATATCATCAATGACTGTAGTAAAAACTGTTCCTACTGGAATAGTTGCAGAAGACAGTGTTCCAAAATTATTTAAAGTGACATTGATATATGCAATAGGAGCTCTTGCAGAGTTTGGAATATAACCTAGTGTTTTTGCATGAGAGACAACTGAAGAACGAACAGATGCAGTATCAAGAAAAGATTCGTTTGCAACCATATTCATGTTCATTGCAAGGTAATGTGTATTATATGAGAGAACATCTAACAATGCACTCATACCAGAACCTTCAAAATCATAATCAGTAAAGTCTGATTGATTTCTCATAAAGGTTTTTAAATTAGATTTGATATCATCAAAATCTAAATCTGTTACGTCTAATCTTTTTTCTGTGGTTGCCATTATCGTAATCTCTCTAATGTAAATGATAAATCAACAAGTTCAGTTGGTGCGTTCTGAATATAGAACTCAACAATAACTTCATATTGATTAGTATCAAACCTTGGTATAACTTCAACTGAAGTAAGTAATGCTCTTGGTTCAAAGTTTGTTATTACATCTGTTATTTTTTGTTGTAATGTTTGTGCAGTAAACGGAGTCATATTTTCAAATAACATATCACGAACACCAGATGCAATCTCTGGATGAAAAGGTTTTTCATATTCACCTATCTGTACAAGATTACGAACACTTCTCTTTACTGCGGCCGCATCAGTTAAAACATTAATCTGTTTAGTAACTGGATGCCTACCAAAGTTAAGATTTAAATCTTTGTATATTCTTGCAGAGCGAGGTGAATCGTTTGTTCTTTCTGCATCTCTGTATGCTGGTTGAACTGCCATTATACTTCTTGACTCCCTAAAGGTCTACACTGATATTCTACTGTCTTCCAGTGTCCATCCTTCATAACTTCTAATTCTGTTTTGAGAACAACACATTCATCTTTGTTATCAAATAATTGTACATTCTGATACCTACAATCAGTATCAGATAAACACGCAGTTAATAGTAAAGTCCAAATTACTTCCATTGTATGCCTCTCTGTTTATTTATACAATATACCCAAGTGGTTTAAGGGTTTCTCTTTGCCATCCATAACTACTACTTCTTGAACCAGAAGGCCCCCATTGTCTTTTACCTCCAAGGTCTGCGTGGATAAAATAACCACCATCATTTGCTGGGAAGTATGCACCAATACCTTTAATACCATGTTTCACTAAGAGTTGCATAAACTTTTGTCTATCTGCAACAGAAGTATTTGTAAGACGAATATCAACAGCCTTTCCTTGCATATGCATACTCTTTCCACTACCACCAACCTTTTCATTATATTTTGGACTACGATACGCAGAAGTGATTGTTAAAGTTCTTCCATATTCTTTTGCGACATTTTCCATAATCTGTCTTAGTGATGAAGAAATACGAGGGTCAGTATGTGAAAGGAAGTTAAGTAGTTTACCATCAAAATTCTTTTGGGTCAACTCTGTATTAGTGTCATCATCAACTACATTACTTTCAGATTTAGATGCATCTTCAAAATCATTACCATCACCATCAGCAATAACTTGTGGTTCAGTGGATTGAATTTCAAATGGTTCATTTGAATCTACATCAAGTCCAACAGCAATATCGGATTCTCTACCTTTAATAATTTCTCTTGCTCTTGTTTCACTCATTCCAGTACCAGAAACACCAAATGCAGTTTCCGCTGTGGATACTGGATTAGGGTCAACCTCTGGGGGAAGAGTTGGTTCTGCAAGGTCTGTCTCACCAGTGTCACCAATAAAGACAGTACCAGAACCAACTTCAATAATATTTGAACCATCTGAACCAGAGATACCAGCAGGGTCATCACCAGTATCAGCGGTATCACCTTTACGAGCTGCGTTTTGTGTTCCACTAGGTTGATTAATCTTAATTGTTGAATCTGACTCAATAGATACTGCTTCAGTAACGTCTAAGTCATATTCACCAGTGATTGAAGTTTGTTGACCTTCTGCAAATGTTTCCGTAACTTTCTTTGTTACACTTTCATTCTTGGTATCTTCATAAACTTCAACAACTGCTTTCTTTACATTCTCTGTTTTAGTATCTTCATATATTTCTGTAACTGAACCCTTGACTGTTTCAGAAAGTTTACCACCAACATTAATAGTCATATCCCTATCAACATTAAGAGTATAGTTACCTTTAATATTAGTATTGCAATTAGAATCTACTGTAAGATTACAAGTACCTTTTACATATGCATATCTAGAACCAGCAATAATTTCATACCCATCACCAACAATTTTTAAAACCTTATTACCACCGTCATCAATCTCATAGTAAGAACCACTTCTATGTCTTTCGTGAATCCTTGTGCGAAATTTTGTGTCATCAAATTCACGAATGTGTCCACTCTCTGTTTCGTAAACATGATTATATGGATAGGTTGCTTCGTAAGGACTTTCTGGTTCTGCCCAAGTTTCACCATCAGCAGTTCCAATGTTTGAATATATTTCTTCCTTTCTTGCTTCTGCAAGATAGTCTGCACCGACAGAACGTCTGTTCATATCTGATTCATTAATTCTTATTGGGTAAGGCCCATATACTGCTTTGTCTTCAGTTCTTGGGTCATGAAATCCAAAGTCTGGGTTTCCAAATTGAGAAGGTTTCCCAGGCAGTGTTCCCATAATTACTGGTTCTTGTAATGTCTCTGGGTCACGAAAGAAACCAATAACCCAACTACCTTCAACTAGGAAAGGTGGGGTTTGACCCAACCCATTCATTGATGAAGTAGTAGTAGGCATCATTACCCATGCCCACGGCAAGTCTTCTGTAGCTATTTTTGTTTTGTTGTCTGTATGATATCCTACGCAACGAATACGAACACGACCTAGTTTATCTGGGTCTTGTCTATCTTCAACTACTCCAGTGAACCATACAAATCCATCTTGACCTTGAAAGTTTTCCATGTGATTATTTAGTGCGACAAATAAAAAAAG